AACCTAACATTGCTACAGAGAAACAAACCTTTATGCAAAGACAAGCAGAGTATGAGGTAAAGGAAGATGCCTGTGCAGAAGTATCAAGACTATCAAGTGATTATAAACTTGTAAGTAGTTTACTTAAAGATGGTGGTATCAAGTCTAAAATTATTGCTAAGTATATACCTGTCATCAATCAATACATTAATAAATTCTTATCTAATATGGATACTTATATTAACTTTACTCTTGATGAAGAGTTTAATGAAGTTATAAAGTCTCGTTATAGAGATAAGTTTTCTTATTCCTCATTCTCAGAAGGAGAGAAACAGAAGATTGATCTATCACTTCTATTTACTTGGAGACACGTTGCAAAGATGAAGAACTCTATTGCCACAAACCTTCTTATCTTAGATGAGGTATTTGATAGTTCTCTAGATAACTATGCTACAGAAGAATTATTAAAGATATTAAAAGGTTTTGGAGATGCAAACATCTTTATCATATCTCATAAAGGTGATGTATTACTTGACAAATTTGAAAAAACAATTAAATTTGATAAGGTAAATAACTTTTCTAAATGTGGAGAGATAGAATGAATTGTTGGCACTGCGGACCAGATGTACAATTAATCTGGGGAGGAGACTTTACTGGAGAAGATTATTGTAATGATGAAATTTCTATAGTCAGTAATCTTTCTTGTCCTAAATGTGGATCATATGTTGAGGTTTATTTACCAAAGGATGAATTTAGACCATAATGTTTGACACTCCCTATTACAGAGGAAATGATGAGTTTAAAATGCACCATCAGTTCCAGAAACATCTACATAGTAGAAGGGATGAATTTTGTGTGCCAGATAATGCTTTCAATGGAACTGGATATTCTACAATAAGATCAGACAATCGTATTCACTTAGAGTATCCTGAGTTTGGTTCATATCTTAATGAAGCAATCTCAAAGTATGATGATAAACTAGAATGTACCCACGCTTGGGTTAATATAAATCCACCAGGATCATATCAAACCAGACACAACCACGCTTGTTGTGATATGGCAGGTACATACTATGTGACAGTTCCAGATGCAGACTCAGGTAACATACAATTTTATAATCCATCACCTACAGTAGAAGCAATGATGATACATCAACCATATCATTGTTCCACCCATCTTCACATACCTACAGAGAAAGACATCCTGATCTGGCCAGGGTTCTTGGACCACGAGGTAACATATAATTATTCAGATGAAGAAAGATGGAGTATTTCGTTTATGTTATCCTTAAGTCACCTAGATAGATTAGAAAGATTTCCATCTATGTTAGTCTATGATTGAAAGGTTTACAAATAACAGCGAGTGGTTGGACAAACTGATAAACAAACTGGAAAAGGACAATGCAACTCCCGAACTGGCAGCATCACTCGAAGAAGAAACAAAAGAGGACATTAAAACCTCAGAAACTTCGTCAAGCAAGAAAGAGACGTAGACAGTTGATAAACCGTCTACTAAACGCTTCCAAACAGTCTGGGAGCGTTTATAGTATGTACATACGACACGAAAAAAAATGACTGTAAACACTGGAGTAAAAGGAACACTTGCAAAACTACTTGCTACAGAAGACCTTGTTGTTGAGCACAAGACCTGTGAAACTGCATCCTTTGATGTTGCTCGCAGAGTTCTTACATTACCTAACTGGGAAAAAGCAACCGAAGAAGTATATGATCTTTTAGTAGCACACGAAGTAGGACACGCACTGTTTACACCTAACAGACTATGGGATGAATTACCTTGCCCTAAGTCAATCATCAACGTAACAGAAGATGCACGCATTGAGAAGTTGATGAAGAGAAAGTATGGTGGTCTTCCAAAAACATTTTATAGAGGATACAGAGAACTAGATGCTATGGATTTCTTTATGATTCCTGATGATCAAGATGAGATCAATCTAGTTGACAAAATCAATCTTCACTTCAAGTCAGGTGCATTTACTCCTATCGATTTTGCACCAGAGCACGAGTATCTTGTAGACCTTACAGGTAATGCAGAAACATTTGAAGATGCAATAGAAGCAGCAGTAGAAATCTACAAAGTAATGCAAGAGATTGAAGAGCAGAAAGAACAAGAAAAAATAGGTGAGTCAAATGATGAGAACCAAGAAGGTGGTCAAGGTCAAGTTGAAGACGGAGAGAGTATGGACTTTGAAGAAACTCCAGATCAAGAGATCATCAATCCAAATCAACCTTGGGACAAAGGAGAGCAGGTACAGCAAGAAGGTCAAGTTCCATCAGGAACCAGATCAGGTGGTGTAGACTATGACCCATTCCAATCACAAACTGATGACGCATTTACTCAGGGAACAAAAGATCTAACAGAGGAACCACGTTACGGTCGTGAGAATGTATATGTTGAATTACCTAAGAACCTAAATCCTGATCACTTTATAGTTGGTGCAGATTATCTTCTTAAAGTAAATCAAAATCATTTCTCTGTAGAAGGTGATTTAAAAGAAGAGGGTAGAAAAGAATCTTATGACAGAACTGTTGAAGAGTACAATAACTTCTACAAGAAATCACAGAAAGAAGTAAACTATCTTGTAAAAGAGTTTGAGTGTAAGAAAGCAGCAACATCATATGCTCGTGCTAGAACTTCTCGTACAGGTGTTCTTGATACATCTAAACTACACACATACAAGTTTACTGATGACATCTTTAAGAAAGTAACTGTACTTCCAGAAGGTAAGAACCACGGTATGATCTTCCTATTAGATTGGTCAGGTTCTATGTCTTCTAACATAAGAGAAACTACAGAGCAAGTTATCCAACTATCTTGGTTCTGTAAGAAAGTCAACATCCCATTTGATGTCTACGCATTTACTAATGATGGATTTGCTTCTTCTTATAGAATGGATGTCAATGGTATTCAACCAGATGATGACTATCCACATAGAGAAAAGACTTTACACGAACCTGTTATAGGTGAGTTTGCTCTTGAGAATGGTTTCACATTACTCAATGTAGTATCTTCTACTCAGAAGAAAAAGCAATTTGAAGCATCACTTATGTACCTTTACATCAATGCTACTGCTAACAACTTCAGAAGTTACTATAGTTTCAAAAATGGTTTCGCTGTAAGTTTTACAGCAGCACCAGGATTTAATCTATCAGGTACACCTTTGAATGAAGCACTTGTATTGATGAGACCAATTATAAAAGCATTCAGCAAAAGAGTAGACAAACTTACATTATGTGTTCTTACTGATGGTGAAGGACAATGCTCTTCTTACTACAGTGAGTTACATCAATACAACAATCGTCCATATGCTAATTCTCTAGGTTACAACTGTTTCCTTAGAGATCGTAAACTAGGACGTACCTATGAGAAGTTTGATGGGTCTGATCAAGTTACACAGGTTCTCCTCCAGAACCTACGTGAGACATATCCTATGCTTAATGTTATTGGATTCCGTTTACTTGGTTCACGTGATGGACATTACTTCTTCTCCAGAGCATTTGAGTATGATACAGTACCAATGGAGAAAGCACAGAAGGCATACAGAAAGGATAAGTATGTTGCCCTCACAAACACTGGATACAATAAGTTATTCGTTATGCCATCTAACAATCAGAATGATACAGAAGAACTATGGGATGACATTAAGGAAGATTCCACACGTGCAGAGATTACTAGGACATTTAAAAAGATGTTCAAGAACAAGAAGTCTAATAAGAAGATGCACAACTCATTCATAGAGACAGTTGCATAACCAATTATATTAGTGTCACACAACCCCCTTTCAAGGGGGTTTTTTATTGGTATATTATATACATAGACACAAGACAAACAAATGCCTTTCACAACTGCAATTCCTGTGACCACACCTGATATAGTCACATACCTAACAAACAACTTTGGCAATGAAGTATCTGTCAAAGAACTTTTATCTGCTGCTGATAAGTTTCATTGTTCACTAGCAACAATCAAGAAACGTCTTAAGACTTATAAGGTTGCCATTGGTAAGTGGAACTTATCTGTTAAAGAACTAGAGCAAACATTCAAAGCACCTGCTGCTACACCTGCTGTTCAGCAAGTACAATCTGTTCCTCGTTCAGAGCAAATACTTGTTCCAGATGTTGACCCTAACTATGTTCCTTTTGGTAACTTCAATGCTATCAAAAAGATTATCAGTTCAAAAGTTTTCTATCCTACATTCATCTCTGGTCTATCTGGTAACGGTAAGACATTCGGTGTAGAACAAGCGTGTGCTCAACTCAAAAAAGATTTTGTAAGAGTTAACATCACAGTTGAGACAGACGAAGATGATCTTATCGGTGGTTTCCGTTTAGTTAATGGAGATACTGTATGGCACAATGGTCCAGTTATCGAAGCACTTGAGAGAGGTGCTATCCTTCTCCTTGATGAGATTGACCTTGCATCAAACAAGATACTTTGCTTACAATCTGTACTAGAAGGTAAAGGTGTATTCCTTAAGAAACTAGGTAGGTATGTAAAACCTGCTAATGGATTCAACATATTTGCTACAGCAAATACAAAGGGTAAAGGTTCTGACGATGGTAGATTCATCGGTACCAATGTTCTTAACGAAGCATTCCTTGAGAGATTTGCTATCACATTAGAGCAAGAGTATCCAACAGTTACTGTCGAGAACAAGATTCTTACTAAGATTGCTGATGATCTAAACATCAACGACAAAGACTTTGTATCTCGTCTATGTGATTGGGCACAGGTTATTCGTAAGACATTCAACGATGGTGGTATTGATGAAGTCATCTCTACTCGTAGACTTGTACACATTATGCGTGCATTCTCAATCTTCAAAAAGAAAGAAGATGCAATCAAGTACAGCATCAACAGATTCGATGATGAGACTAAGCAAGCATTCTTAGAACTCTATGATAAGATAGATGTTGACTTCCAAAAGGAAGACTGATATACTAAGGGGGTATAAACCCCCTTTTATAATGTTCAAGTATGAAGAGGATAAAATCCTTAAAGAAATTTACAAGTACATTGAAAAGACCTACGAAGGTCATTATTCAAATGGACAAGTACAAACTCTTGACATTATAGATTCGGTTGGTGACGCTGAAGCATTCTGTAGAAGTAACATTTTAAAGTATGCTTCTCGT